ATTTAGGCTTGCCCTCGCCTTTTTTAGAATCTCCACACTTACCAATTCTTTCACCTTTGCTATTGTATCTATCCCAGCCACCGCCTCCGGCGCCGCCCTTCTTGCCTTTGCCAAACCAGGCTCTGAGATCTTCTTGTATGATTTCTTCAAGTTTCATTTTTACCCTTGTTGTCCTGCCGGTGAAGCAGCGTTTTCAATTAAGTCCCCTACATCTGTAGAGTTGCCGTCAGCAGCAAAAGGAAATTTATCTATGATATTTGTATCACATGCTCCGCCACTATTGATGCCCGATGTATAGCCGCTAACTGAACTAGATTGGCCGGCGCCTTGTCCTCTGCCACAAGTTAAATTACCTACTGTAGTAGAATTTGTATCTGTAGCAAAAGGAAACTTTTCTATTGCAGTATACCATGTAACTAAGTCAAATCCACCTGACATATAACCATTATCGGCGCTTTGTTGACCAGTTCCAATAAAAATTGTGGCGGGTAAATCGCCCACATCTGTACCATTTTGGTCACTAGCAAAGCTAAATTTTTGTATTGTGTTTACAGGAGCGTAATCAGTGGTTCGGCCTCCTGATGCATAGCCACTAGCACTGCTTGATTGGCCCACGTGATCTATTACATTTTGTGCTAAATTTGCAATATCGGCGGCGTTGCCGTCAGAAGCAAAGGGAAATTTCTCAATAACATTAAGCTGTCCGCCTGAAAATCCTCCAGAAACGTAACCATTGTCTGAACTGTATTGCCCAGCTGTTCTGACCTTAGTTTGTGTAATATCGCCCACGTCAGTGGCATTGCCATTACTAGCAAAAGGAAATTTATCTATGATATTTGAATACGATCCAGGGCCAGTTTCACCACCACTCGTATAACCGTTTTCACTGCTAGATTGACCACTCACACGACTTCTGGATAAAGTTAAATTACCTACATCAGTGGCGTTGCCGTCACTTGAGAATGAGAATTTTTGTATAGTATCAGAAGCAGGAACACCACCCGGCCCCACATGTGCAGGATCACCACCACTATGATATCCATTACCAGATACTACTATAGGACTTGATGATTCTCCTGGTGTTAAACTTAGTCCACCTGTAATACTTATTCCACCTGATATTTGCATTTTTTATCTCCTATTTTAGTATTGTTGGCCGGCCGATCTATATCTGGCCTCAGTCAAATCACCCACATCTGAAGCATTGCTGTCTGACGCAAATGGGAATTTCTGTATAACATTGGACAGGGGACTTCCGCCAGAATTGTAACCACTCGCAGTGCTTGATTGACCTGCTGTATCTTCTGTGGTACCAATCAAATCACCCACATCAGTAGCATTACCGTCTGAAGCAAATGGAAATTTTTGTATGGTATTAGTAGGACCAGTGGGCGTAGCGCCACCAGATATGTAGCCATGAGTTGTACTTGACTGGCCGCCGCGAGCGGCTGTATCTATTACCAAATTACCTACGTCAGTTGCATTATTATCAGAAGCAAATGGGAACTTTTGAATTGTGTCAAAAATACTCGGTGTTTGACCCGTAGCAGGATTTCTTCCTCCTGAGACATAACCGTTTTCTGAGCTAGATTGTCCACTAGTTGTTATAAACGTCGACGTTAAAACACCAATACTAGCAGCATTACTATCACTGCTAAAGGAAAACTTGTTTATGTCATCAGTTAAGTCTACCACTCCCCCAGAATATCCACCGCTGTGATAACCATGACTTGAACTTGATTGCCCTGCGCCTTGCCATTTGTTTGCTGTTAAATCACCTACATCAGAAGCATTGCTGTCTGAACTGAAGGGAAATTTCTGTATAACATTGGAGGAACTCGCTGTCCTACCTCCAGTAGCATATCCATTGGAACTAGATGATTGGCCCCCCTGACCTCCATTTGAACTTTCTATTAAATCCCCGACATCTGTGGCATTGCCATCTGAACTAAAACTAAATTTATCTATTATATTTGTTAATCTAGGACTTGCAGGATGTAGATCTCCGCTTGACGTATAACCATAGTTACTGCCCTGAAATCCCCCTGAGCCACCTGATCCTCCTGAACCTGGTGCTAAATTAACACCACCACTTAAAGTTACTCCACCTGAAATTTGCATTTTTTAATCTCCTTGTTAATATTGTGAGCCAGCTGCTTTGGACGTAGTTTCATTAAGATCACCAACATCAGTAGCATTTCCATCACTAGCAAATGGAAATTTATCAATTGTATTTTGGTGTGGATTACCACCGGAGTTATATCCCGATGCAGTGCTAGATGTTCCTATTGTAAATCTTCTACTAACTGTCAGATCGCCCACATCTGTTGCATTGCTGTCAGATGCAAAAGGAAACTTGTCAATGGTGTTTGAAAAACCAGGATTAAATTTAGGCGCGCCTCCGGATGTGTATCCTGATACTGTGCTGGATTGTCCAGTAGTGTCCTGCACTGCTATAGTAATATCCCCAATATTACTTGCATTGCCATCGCTAGCAAAGCTAAACTTTTCTATTCGATTTGCTTCGCTGGGGTTACTATCTCCGCCAGTTTGATAACCATGAGATGCAGAAGACTGTCCAGCAACATTTTGATCTGTAATAGTCATGTCCCCTACATCAGTAGCGGTTCCATCACTTGCAAAAGGGAATTTATCTATGATATTTGTAGTACCTGAGCCATTGTGTCCTGAAGTTGCATACCCGTTTTCAGATGAAGACTGCCCAGCCGAAGTTTGCCTGCCTACCGTGAGATCTCCTACACTACTGGCATTTGTGCCATCAGTAAAACTAAATTTCTGTACAGTAGTTATTCTTAAATTAGGACTAAACTTAAACCCCCCTGATGAATATCCGAACGAACTAGAGGTTTGGCCTGAAGATCCAGTAACTGCTATTACCAAATCAGCAACATCAGTTCCATTGCTGTCTGATGTAAAACTAAACTTCTGGATATTATTTAGGGCAGCTGTACCAGTGGCGTTACCGCCACCAGACACATAACCAAAATTACTACCCTGGAAGGAATAACCACCACCACTAGAACCACCTGAACCACCAGGTGCTAAATTAATACCACCACTTAATACAACTCCACCTGATATTTGCATTTTTATCTCCTAATTAATATTAAATTTTAAAAATTTTGTTAAATTATACTCACGCTATTTCCAAAAAAGTCGTTTTCAGCTTTGTCTGATGCTGTGATTTTGACTTCATTGGTTCCATCGATATCATAAATGTAAACGCTACCAGAATTATTTACACCCACATCGTCTGCCCAAGCCCCCACTGCTATTTTGGCGTCAGAAATAGATACACTGTATCCAAATTCAGCATTAATACCGTCAGAAGGTGTTATGGTATATTCACCAGTGCCGTCCATGTTGTAAACATAAACTTTATTTTCTGATTTTGAACCTACCACAATTTTAGATCCGTTGGAGGCAATAGCATCTCCAAAAAAAGCATAATTTACACCAGGTCCTAAAATCTTAACTTCATTACTGCCATCTAAATCATACACATATACTGCTCCAGATAGGGTTGCATTTGTACTATCATACCTAGCGCCTACTATAATTTTACTATCAGTTACTGCAACTGTGTATCCAAAATTCTTATTAGCAGTCGCATCGCTGGGAGTAATTTTTAATTCATTGGAACCGTTCAGGTCATACACATATATAGCACCTGTTTTAACTCCTGAACTGTTAGTTGCACTATATGCACCTCCCACAATTTTAGATTCATTTGCGCCAACACTAAGACCGAATTCCCAATTAAGTGCCGCATCTGATGGCACAATTTTGGTTTCGTTACTGCCATCCAAGTCATATACATACACTGAACCAGAGCTAGTACCTGCATCATCGTCAAAATGAGCGCCCACAATTACTTTGGTACTGTTTATGGCTACACTATGACCAAATTCATCGCCATTTTGTCCATCTGATTGTGTTATTTTTATCTGATTAGACCCATCATGATTGTATACATAAACTTTACCAATACTACTTTGTCTGGGCGCACCCACTGCAATTTTGTTAGTTGTAATGTCCACACTAAAACCAAATCGATCATCAATCTGAGCATCACTGGCTACTACTTTAAGCTCATTGGTGCCGTCTACGTCAAACAAATAAATACTACCAGACTGATCACCACTGTCATCATTTCTGTATGCACCAACAACTAATTTACTTGCAGCTGCTGGAAGTGATTGAGGTGGAGTCAAACTTACTCCACCTGTAATACTTATTCCACCTGAAATTTGCATGAGATCTCCTAATTAATTATTTGGACTTATTGCCCCAATTTTTTGCGCCCTTTTTACGGCATTGCACTAATGCACCAGATGCATAGGCACTGGGCCATACTTTGTATCTGCTACGTACTTTGTGATAGCAAGCATCTTTCTTAGCTTCAGCTATCTCTTGAATCTGTTGTCTGATCATCATCTGTCTTTTTTTAATTTCTTTTAATCTTTCTTCCTTGGTAGGCTTACCATGCTTGTTGTGTTGTGCCCATGCAATAGCATACGGTGCACTAGGGTCATCAAACTTTTTCTTGAGCTTTTTAACTTGTTTTTCTCTGCCCGGAGGAGCCTTCTCGTCCACGGGCGGTCGCATTACTCTGTCTGATCCTGGCACCATGTTGTCTGAACTTACTGGGTCTGGTTTGCCTGGATCGGGCTCTGCGGTTTGTGCATTGTGAATGTTTTGTTTGATTTGGTCAGCAAATGCTCTGGCTTCGTCTTCCAAGCCATATGTGGCGCCCAGTGCAGTAATCAATGCCATGATTTTAGCTGCTTTGCTTTCTTCTAGGTTAACTTCCTCGTCTGCCTTTACACAATTAGGCACACGCTTTCCGAACATGGTTTTCATGCCTTTCTTTTCATAGCCTTTCCAGCATCGTGTTCCCTCGTCAGCCTTTTCACGATCTGCCAAGCTCTGTTGAAATTTTTTCTTCATGTCTGCATAAAACTTTTCCTTGTCAGGAGTACCAATGCCATGCGTGGCTGCTCTCTTGTCTAATCTGTCCTGAGCTGATGGCTTAGGTTTCTTAAACTTAAATTTTGCTTCATCTACCTGGAACGATTCGGCGTTATCTGTATGTGGTACCAATTGGTCAGATCTGTAAGGGTGTCGCAATTTACGCAGTGCCTTCTGCTCAATCTGACGTATTCTTTCAGGGCTTAAATTTAAAACCTTGCCTATCTTACCCAAGCTCATATCATCCACAAAGCGCATCTTTATAACATCTCGCTCTTGGGGATTTAGTCCCTTAAGGATATTTGCTATTTTTTTATTTCTTTTATCATTATCTATGCTCTGATCCGTTTCTGGATCGTAAGCAAATTCATTATCATCAAACGAATCAATATCTTGTGCCATATTATTTGGATCGTCTTTATCCAGGCTTGGCATACGCTTACCTCTATAAGTATCACCATCAGGGTTATAGTTTGCCCTTGGTCGAGAGTTTTCTTCCACGTTTTCCCCTTCTGTAAATAAATCTGGGTTTTGCTGTCCCCATTCTCTCATTAACACACCAGCCAGGGCGTTTGCTTCGTTTTCGTCTGCACTGCCTGTAGCACCGTCGGGCTCATGATTTGTCATCTGCTTGCAATGCACAAGTTCGTGTGCTAGTGTGCGCATGATATCCATCTGATGTCTGTCAGCAACCACAATAGTAACGCTACCGTCAGTCATGTCAGTGTAACCCAAAGCATGAGTATCATTAGCACCTTTGAGAGTTAGATCAGGACGTTGTATGCCTAGTTTATCACAACAATAATCAGCAAATTCTTCAATGTGTTGCTGTTTTTCAGGACTACATATATTATTCAGATCTGTGGCTTTCATCTGGTTGGGATCCTGATTCCTTTATTACTTTACGGATTCCTCGTTCAAATTTTGAAACATCTTTGCCACGTATGCTATTAATTAAACGATTTTGAAGATCCTTAGCTGTTTCAGGATCATAATGTCTTTCAATTTGTTCTATCAAATTGATTGCACCCTGAATTACATGTTCAGCACGATTTCTCACAACGTGGTTGCGATCACGATCTTTGCTAATCTGATTTAATTCTTCTAATATGCTTCTGGTTTTAGCCATGACAATACCCGTAAAATCTTTACTGTATTTATCATTTTCGGGATTTTAAAAATTCTTTCAAGTGCATGGTATCTGCCACTGCATCGCTTGCTTCCACACTTTCATCCACATTGTTGTCTGTGACACTGCCTTGCCTTTTTAGTTTATCCATGATACTACCAGCGCTGAGAGTCAGGGCATCCTCATCGCCTTCCTCCAAATCCTCAATTCTTAGTGTGTCTGGATTGAATTTCAAATCCACTTTGCTACCAACTCCTGAACTACTTCTGGTTTTCATGAACTGTACCTGATATCTGCCACGTTCACGCATAGCATTGCTCGTAAAGATACCAATCACATTGTCTGATGTATTAATTTTACTTATACCACCAGCAATATGATGATGATCATATTCTATTTCCTCAACTGCGCTTCTGCCTAACTGGGAAGCAGTGCTCATCAACATATCACGTTCTGCTGCCAAGTTTCTGAGTTCCTCTGACACATACTTGTCTTTCACAAACAAATTCTCAGGACTAATTTTAGCATTGATGGGCATCATTAAATCCAGATAATCCACTAATAGTGCATCTACTTTCACACCTGACTGTATCTCATACTCTCTGAGAAACACTCTGACATCATTGGTGTTGATACCCGAAGGCATATACTTTACACGAAATTTTCCGGCACCTTTGCCTTTCATCCTAACTTTGAGATCAACATCATCCATGTTCTTCATGATCTCACGAGTAGTATAGCCAGACACCATGCTGTCCAACCGCATGCTGATAAGTTGTTCTGATAGTTCCAAACTTATATACACGACATTTAAACCAGCCAACGCCCAATTCACACCCAGATTTTGCAGGAACAAACTCTTACCACCTCCACTGGGTGCTGCCCATATGGTTATCTCACCTCTGTTACAACCACCATACAATTTCTGGTCAATGCCTGCCCAGCCTGTGCTCACAGCACCTGCCTGTTGCTTGATCCATTCTAAACGCTCCTTGGGATTTTCAAAGTAATCCAATCCCAGGTCCTTGATGAGGCCAATCTGTACTGCTTCCTTGATCTTTGCTTCCACGGCGCCATAGTTCTGATTCTCAAGATCATCTGTACTACTAATGATTGCGGCCTCAAGTGCTTTGTGTCTGCAAAATGTCTCAAACTCAGTTAAAAACCAGTTCTGATGATCTGGTGTTACATTTGGTATGATGTCTAACTTGAGTGCACCCACACTATTAATCTGTTCCAGTGTGGGCATGGTGTTGTGATCCTTGCTGTGTGACATCATGAGTTCAACTGCGTTCCTAAACTTACGGTCAAAGTATCTGGAATTCACAATGTTCTGGCATCTGGCAAATAGATCTGGATCAGATACCAAAAACTTCAGGAACATTTCTTGTATTTCTGGGGTGTATTCAGTTATGTCAGCCAATTTTTTTCTCCATTATAGCATCTTGGTCTTTACTTGTATTTTTATTTTGTTGTTTGTGGCGTGTTCCATGATACTGCTGAGTGTCAGTAAGCGTCCATACTTACCTACTGCATCACCAGCATCCTTGCAATCATGGCTCCAGGGAGGAAAACTCACATCCCAGCCAAGTTCCACGGCCTGCTCAATTAATTGTTTGCCGGGCCTGTCTCTGTCAGGACATAACACCACTCTGATTCCCAATTTGTCGATCAGGTGTGCTTGCTCGGGCGTCACACTGTTGCCCATGACGCTCACACCATCCAATAAGATAGCATCAATTAATCCCTCACACACCACAACAATCTGTCTGTCGCCGCCAGTAAATCTGTCTATGTTGAACACATAGCCTGATTGTATCTGCTGTAGGTACTTGGGTGTGCTTGAGTTGGGCGGGTTTATGTGCCTGCCTGACCAACCCACTATGTCATTGTTAAACAAGAATGGCACAGTGACTCTTTTGCGGTATAGTGTTGTATCAATATGAAACAATGGATACAATCCCAGGATGCCACGAGATCTGGCATATTCTTTGACATCATGTCCGTCAGGCAAGTCTTCTATGTTGGTTGCCTCTCCTGGTAGCTCTGTGGTCTTAAATTTGTGAAAGTTTATGCTGTATTCAGTATGCAGATCGGCTTCTTCCAATTCCTCGCTATGTCTGAGCAAATCTAACTGTACTGAATTCAGCTCTGATACGCTACATCCCAGCTTCTCAGCAAGTTCTCTGTACCGCTTGCTAATACCTGGGTATGGTGTCCAGGCCGCTTTAGCACCGCAGTTGAAGCAGTGGAACGCTATCTTGGCGCCAGTGGTAATCACTCCACCGCGTTTACGTTTCTCGTTGCAGATGGGACAGTTGAAGGTAACCCAACCAGAAGGTGTTTTACTATGTCTGGCTGGTAAGTTATCCAGGATCAGACGATGAGTACGCTCAACTATGGAATCGATCGACATAGTTAATTATAACACGCTAATGTGATATTTGTCAATTTCTAAGTAAAATTTTATACAAAGTATTAACATTGCCATCGTCAGGAGTATTAACAACTCTGATCCAGGACACAGCAGAATTAAAATTACTATAAAATATACCAGTGCTGGGGTTTGTATTGGCAAATGTATGAGTTTCCACATCAAACCAGTCAGAGCTTGTTATGGAAGTTTCAGGAGTATAGGGCAAGTTACTGGCCTGCACAGTGATATTTCCGGTATATGCCTGAGTATAAAATGCCATGGTGTGTTGAGCATTGGAAAAATTTCTATCTAAATTTCCTGTTAAACTACTAGTGGCATATACGTTGGCATTTGCAGTGTTGGAAATCAAAATATTTGCATTGGCTTCCTGTGTGGGTATGGGATAGCTATAGGACTGATCTGTGATTTCCATTGTGAACACAATGTCATTCTTCTGATTGCTATACAAAGGTTCTTCCTGAGTATCGTCTCTGGTTACTGTAAAGTAGCAATGGTACAAACCAGGAACTAAATCTATGATATCACCCTCTCTTAACATAAGTTTGGCAATGCCTTTGTTTAACTGATCTGGTTCCAAGAGTTTGCTTACCACTCTGCGTCTAGTAGTGGGATCAATAATATAGCATCTGATTTGATCAGTGGTTATGGTTTGGAGCTTACGATCTCTGTCACGTATGTTGAAATATATCGTGTTTGTTAAACCTCTATGCGCTACAACGTGTCTGGGATTCATATTTCTGTTATCAACCTCTAAACCATATGCCGTATAAACTAGATCAATTTCAGTGCGATACTTATAAAGTTTATTATCATGCATACTCATTTATAGTATTTATCCTAAACTAAAGTCATAAATAACTCTGAACATGGAAAATCCTTACTCAGAATTTGAATTTCTTACAGGTTTGCTCTACGGTGATACTGAATACGTGGGCATAGTAGTAAATTCAGATAGTCATCTCATAACTTTTTATGATATAAGCGCCTTGCCCAGTTTAGAAGCACAAAAAGCTTTGTTGCATCTGGGCGACCTCTGGTGGTGGGAAAGCAATAGACAAATACCCATAGATGTATTTTTGCACATAGAAATGTCGCCGTTTAGGCCTTTTATTAAAACTCTGGTAACCAAGGACACTGAAGTTTTATATGGTCCCATGATAAGTTTGCAAAATCTCATTCGCAAAAGAATTAAAAGAAGAACAGTTCAACTAATTAAAAAAGTAGATTAGATATTTTCTACTAACAGATTTAATTGTACACATATTGCCAGCGCAAATGCCACAGCGTGTGCTTTTTTAAAATGATACTCATCTGTTAGGGGTTTTTCCCAGACCGATTTGGAAATATTTTCAAAACTCTGACCAATTAAATGACGTTTTGCTGGTCTTATGATTGCTAAAATCATTGCTAGTTCCATGACACTTTGGGGCTTATACGTGATAATAATTTCATTATGACGGTTTATGTGGTATAATTGCTCAACCACCTCCTGATGCTCCAGAAGTTCCCACATGGGTTCCTGATCAACTAATTTATCCAGATGCGTAATATCCTTGACATCCTTGTAGATATAATTATTCAAAAAATCTACTTTGAAATAACCCTGTGCTTCTGCTGTTTTATGATCGATTTCTGAATAACCATTCAGTGGATCTGTGGGAATATTCTGAAAGTAAACACCTGTATTGTGTTTGGTAAGTTTTCCATCCTTGGACACACTCGCTGGAATATGTCTCATGTGTTTAAGCACACGATCTCTGTTAGCACAATCAATATCTACATCAAAATCAATCTTCATAAGTGACTACAAACTGATCACTGTGCCAATTTCCATGCACACAATGCATGAGTTCATGACCATATCTTTCTGGACGATAATCAATTTTAGGATCTACAGTGTGAATTTCACAATACATGTCATCACCTTCAGCAAAAGCCAGGAGTTGCTCAAATCCTGAGTATTCCCTGATTTGTGCTTCCAGCCTGAGAGACTCTAAACTATCATAATAATACATTGTAACACGAATATTTCTATTTGTAAACTCCTTGTGTTCAAATACATAACCATCCACGGCCTGTGGGTTTAAACTCAGGACTAATCCACTAAAACCCAATAACCCCACAACTATGAATATAAATTTAATCATGCATGAT